CGTCATCAGTCTGAATGCGGCGGTCAGGCTCATTAAAGCGCGGGGCGGCACACGGATACAAATACCGCCAGCAGCCGATGCAGGGCACTGGCTGGCGGAACTGATCGGCATAGAGGAGCTGGAAAAGCTCTGCCAGCGTTACGGCAAAGAGGCTTTGATATTGCCCCGCTGCACCAACGCCATGATGATGCTGCGCGACGCCAATATCCTCAAAGACCGCCGCGACGGGCTGTCATACAGTGATCTGGCTTTGAAATACCAAATAACCGAAGACGGCATCAGCAAAGCCTTGCGCCGTATCGAACAACAAGAGCTGCAACCGTGGGCACAAACCGCTAAGACATGGCAGCAAGATGATTTATTTAAAACTTTAGAGGCTAATAATGGGTGACATAACCATCAATGAAATACAGGCGCTGGCGATTGTTATCGGCGCAGTTGGGCTGGGCTATTGGCTTGGGGTAATCGTGATGACCATCGTTTATGAGCCGCCCAAGCCATTTAAAAAGCCAAAAAGGTAATCCTTCATATCGGCTCCGGCGCACCCTCTGGGGCATAAATGGGAATGCGGGAATGGACGCTCCAGCGTCCCGTATCGCCACGCCGGAGCGTGACGGATCGACCATTTTGTTGACATCAACAAAATGGTCTCCGTATCGCCACGCCGGAGCGTGATGGGCTGCATTCCCATTTATGCCCCAGAGGGTGCGCTGGAGCGTCACTGCCATTAAGTTAAGAATTTATATTATCTTTCAATAGGATATATTGGATGTAGCAGGATTTTTCCGTTCGTCCTGAGCTTGTCGAAGGATGAACGGAAAAATTCGTGAGCAAAGGCTTAAGCCATCCGCCCGACGGCCTACAGCAAAGCCGCTTACCTGTGAAAAAAACTGACTTTGCCAGCCGGAACGGCGGGCAGCCCCTTTGACCGACTTGTTGGGCATGGTGGCCGCCAATAATGCTTGCCTAGTAAGTAACGGTATATCAAAATACACCCAATTTAAACACCGAATAACATTAAATAACGCATTAAAAATGAATAAATTTAGGTTTATCGATTTATTTGCCGGAATAGGCGGATTTCATCAGGCGGCGGTGGCCAATGGTGGTTTCTGCGTTTTTGCCAGCGAAATAGACGTGGATGCTAAAAAAGCGTATGACGCAAATTATGGGCTGCAACCTTACGGAGACATTACTAAAATCGATGTAACAGACATCCCTGACCATGATTTACTTTGCGCCGGATTCCCTTGCCAGCCATTTAGCATTATTGGTAACCGACAAGGGTTTGATGATATGCGCGGGACGTTGTTTTTTGAAATAGCGAAAATACTTGCCATTAAGAAACCACCGATGATAGTGCTGGAAAATGTCAAGCAACTGGCAACCCATGACAACAGACAGACAATCAACAAAATCATCAGCACACTGAACGGACTTGGTTATAAAACCGATTGGAAAATTTTAAACGCACTGAATTATGGTTTGCCGCAAAAGCGGGAACGAACCTTGATCGTTGGTTTTTTAAACCATGATGTTGTCTTTAAATGGCCTGAAAAAATAAAAAAATACCAGCCGCTTTCGGAACTGCTTGAACTCGCCGTTGATGAAAAACATTTTGCCAGCCAACGCATTGTGGAAAAACGGAAAGCCCAACATACCAGCAACTATTACCCGTCGATATGGCATGAAAACAAAAGCGGTAATATTTCAAGCTACCCTTTTTCTTGTGCCTTACGCGCAGGAGCCTCGTATAACTATTTACTGGTTAATGGCGAACGGCGGTTGACCCCTAGGGAAATGCTTAGGTTGCAGGGGTTTCCTGACAACTTTAAAATTGTTTGCACCGATTCGCAAACACGAAAACAGGCAGGGAACGCCGTACCTGTGCCTATGATTGCAGCCGTTATAAAAGAGGTTTTTAATGCGTCCACCGAGGCTGCGCGATACCAAGCACAGAAAAAATACCGAGCTTTACCCGTTAGGGGGCTTTCCGAAGCCTGTAATTTACGAAGTCAGCCGTTGGCTTATTTATAACTTTGCCACTGGCAAAGCCAATATTAGCGGCGAAGATTGGGGCGACATATTTGCCAAAGCCATTGATGGGGAACATCTGTCCAGCCCCGTTGGGTTGGCTGATGTGGTGATTGAAGGGCAAGCTTGGTCTGTTAAGGGCGTACAAGACAAAAAACCACACGAATGCGCTTCACTTCGCGTCATTTCAGGGCGTAATTCCCCTGATTTTTCTTATGGCATTGAAAACCCTCACCACAATGTTCAGGAAACCGGAAATGCCGTGCTAGGTATTTGGAACGAGCGGGTGAACATCGCCCTTGATCGGTTTGACTATTTGCGGACGGCAATTCTGATACGAAATGTCAATACGCTTGAATTCACTTTGTTTGAAGAGGAAACACACCGATTCAATGTCAATGAATACCGATGGGAAGTGAATAAGCGTGGTAATTTTGAAGGGTTTGACAAGACCAACAACCAACATAAATTCACATGGCAGCCTCACGGCGCACAGTTCACCATAAAATACAAAGTTCCTGCCTCAGCCATTCGTTTTCAAATACGAAGGCCGCCTGTTTTAGATTTTGAAGAGACTATGGCCCAAATCGGTTTTGAGAACAATTGGGTTACTATAAAGAGCTAAGAATGTTACTGCCCAACAGGTCGGCAAACGCTCCTACAGTTGGCAAGCCCATAACGCGGACGGCACAAAACGCGACGAATCCCGCGTGGACGTGGTTGAGCTAAGCCAAGGCGGTGCGTTATGAGCGGCGAAATCACCCTGACCGACGATGAAGAAGCGGGTATGTATAAAGCCAAAAAGCTCCTGCAATTGCTGGCGGACTTAAGCAACCCCATCCAGCGCAACGACCCCCGCTTTGACATTGACCGCGAAGCCCTGTCGGTATTTGCCGAAGTGGTAGGGGAGCTACTGCCCAACCGATAATATAATCCTTATCGTTCCCACGTTCCGCGTTTCAAACCCGAAACCGCCAACCTCATGCCGAGCCATACCCGTATGGCTCGGCTTTTTATTGCCCGCCGATTACCCTATAGGCTATCAAGCCCTGTAGTCCAGTTCATCACCGGAGCATCGCCATGCCTGACCCTGCCGACGAAACCCCACAAGCTGACACCGTAATTTCCGCAGAAATCGGAACACTGGAAAAAAACTGGTGGGAATCCGCCACCATCCGCGCCGCCTTGGTGGCGATGCTGCCACCAGTGGCTAGGATGCTGGGCTTTGACGATGCCGTTATCGCGCCTTATGTTGGCGATATTGTCACGGTTGTCTTTGCCGCGGCGGCAATCCATGGGCGCATGACCGCACAAACCCTTATCAAACGGAGCAAGCCATGATCAACAGCAGAAAACTCGAAGACCTCACCCCGCACACCGAAAAGCTCTGCCGGGAATTTATTGCCGCCTGCAAAGCCAAAAACATCGACGTGCTGATTACCTCCACTTATCGCGACAATGCCTCGCAAGCCCTGCTCTACGCCCAAGGCCGCACTATCCCCGGCCTCAAGGTCACCAATGCCCGCCCCGGTCGGTCTTTCCACAACTACCGCTGCGCCTTTGACTTTGTGCCAATCATCAATGGCAAAGCGCAATGGACCGATTTAGCGTTATTTAGGCAGTGCGGGGCCATCGCCAAACAAGTGGGTCTGGAGTGGGCGGGGGATTGGGTTAATTTTAAAGAATTCGCGCATTGCCAATACACTGGCGGCTTAACACTGACGGACTTGCAGCAAGGTAAAACAGTCGCCTAAAAAATAAGCATGAAATAATCTAGGCAACGGCTGGCTAGACCTTTCAGGTTTTAAAAACCTGAAAGGTCTTAACTGACGAACTTATTCCATGCGCATTCCTAAGCGTAAAGTATTTACCAGAAACTGATTTTTTACGCCGATTTAATGCCTTTATTTGCAAATACTTTACGCCTATGGATAACGAGATTATCAAAAACTTGCTCATGTTGCTGCAATGGCTAACCACCTGCGCCTTGGCGGTATACGCGCATAACATTGGCAAGCAACGGGCAACCACCGAATCCATTAATCAAATCCGCGATAAATTAGCGGAAAAATGCCTGCGCATTGCTAAGCTAGAGGCGCAGTTGCCCTCGCGCAACGAGCTGATCCGCCTGCACGAACGTATGGATCGGGAAGCCAAAGAAATGCACGTAGAGCTATCTAAGGTCAATGACCGCCTGGACGATATGCGCCAAAGCCAAAACGAGCGTCTCGACCTTATTGCCCGCGACTCCAAAGAATCCAGCTTACTACTGGGGCAGGTACTAGGTCAGCTGAAACAAATCAACGAGGACAAACGATGAGCGATAACACCGCAACCACCCAAAACGACCTTGCCGCCGAACTGCGCCGCCTTTACCTATTAAAGACTTTAAAGGTGTCAGCCGGCTACCGTGCCAGCATCGACCTGCTCAAACTGGCCCTGCAAAATATCGGCCATTCTGCCTCAACAGCGGTTATTAGGGCAGATGTGGCCAAGCTGGAGCAATTGGGCTTGGTGTCCAGTAGCCCTATCGGGGAAATGGTCATTGTCTTGTTGCGCGATGAAGGCGTTGACGCTGCAGATGGCGTGTCATTCTATCCTGGTATGGTTGCCCGCCCTGCGCCGGAGCATTAGCTATGGGACGCAGTTCCACAGTCGGGCAATTGCCCCCCGACATCCTCAAGAAATTACAGGCGTTGCTGCTAGACCCGCGTTGCACCCAACTGGAGGCCACCCAGCGCATTAATGACATCTTGGATGAAGAAGGTCTTCCGGCGGTCAGCAAGTCCGCAGTCAACCGCTACGCCATGACCTTCGAGGAAATGACCGCCGAAATTGTCGAGACCGACCGCATGGCCACCCTGATGATTGCCGAGTTGGGCATTAGCAACCAATCTGATATAGGCCAAGCCACCGCTGAATTGCTGAGGCTGATGATTATGAAGTTCATGCCACTGATCCGTGGGGCAATGAATAAAGCCGATCTGGACACCAAAGAAATGAAAACCGTGGTCAGCATGATTAAAGACCTAACCACCAGCCAGCAGCAATTGGAGCAATCCGCCACCATCAACCAGAAACGTGCCGCTGAAATCAAGCGCGAAGCTGCCAAAGAAGCCACCGAGCAAGCCGCCAAAACCGTCGAGCAAGCCGCCACCGCGCGGGGCTTGGATGCCGATTTTGCCAAGTTTTTACGCGAAAAAGTCCTACAGGGAGGGGTGTAATGATTATAGATAGCGAGATGGCTGAATTTATCGACCAGTTGCAACAATGGCATCATAATAAAATCAGCCAGTTACAGAGTATTTTACTCTATAGCGACAAAAACATACTGCTTGGCGATGCCACCATCCCTGCCGATACCGAAATGGCCAAAGGCATTCGGATAGGGGTGGGTATTGCCTTGGGGTTGCTAAGCAAATTGCCGTTTTCTTTAGTTAAAGAGCTAGAGGGTGATGACGCGTGAAACCGTCCTTACCGGCATTAGGCGACACCCAGCGCATTATCGAATGGGATGAACTACCCGAAAGTGTCCGCGCCATCCCTGACGGCTTCAACCCGTTAGCCGATGGCGTGTTTATGAAACACCAGACCGAATGGGTCAATCTGATGCACAGCGTTGATCTGGCAGTGGCGGAAAAATGCCGCCGTTCCGGCATCACCCTAGCCACCGCCCTAGATGACACCATCACCGCCGCGTCCATCAAATCAGCGGGCGGCATGAACGTGTTTTACATCGGCGACACCAAAGAAAAAGGCTTGGAGTTTATCGGCTATTGCGCCAAATTCGCCCGGACCATTGTCGAGAGCATGGGTGGTAGCGCGGTCAGCCAGATCGAGCAATTCCTGTTTGAAGACCAAGACACCAAAGGCGGCGACTCCAAGCATATCAATGCCTTCCGTATTCGTTTTGCTAGCGGCTTTCGCATTGTCGCCCTGTCTTCCCGCCCTGAGAACATCCACGGCTTACAAGGCATTGTCGATATCGACGAAGCCGCACTGCACAAGGATGTCCGTCACGTCATCGAATCTGCCACAGCCCTTTTAATTTGGGGCGGTAAAATCCGCGTCATATCGACTCACAGAGGCACAAAAAACCCCTTTAACCAATTGGTTGCCGATGTCAGAAACGGGCTTTACGGCAAGGCCGCTGATGTCTTTAAGATTACCTTTGATGAATGTGTCGCCAATGGCCTCTATGAGCGTGTTTGTTTCATGCAAGGCAAGCCCTGTACCGAAGAAGGCAAAAAAGACTGGTACACCCGTATTCGCAAAGGTTATGGCCCGCGTAAATCCGCCATGCGTGAAGAGCTGGACGCGATCCCGCGCGATGGCGACGGTTCTGCCATTCCTGGCTTATGGATTGAACGGGCGATGAAAGAAGAGCGACCTGTACTGCGCTGGTCGTTGGATGACAATTTTAAATACTGGTCACCCGAAGCGCGGGCACGGGAAGCTGAGGCGTGGATTCACAAGCACGTAAAACCCTTATTGGACGCGCTAGATAAACAGAACCGCTGGTGGTTCGGCATGGACTTTGCCAGAAAAGGCCATTTGTCGGTCATCACCCCCGTCACCAAAAAAACCAACCTGTGCCGTTATGTGCCCTTTGTCATGGAGTTGCATAACTGCCCGATTGCCCAGCAAAAACAAGTCCTGTGGGCATTTATCGCCGCCTTGCCCAATCTCAGTGGCGGCGCAATGGACGCCACCGGCCCCGGGCAAAGCCTAGCCGAAGAGACCTGGGAAAAATGGAACAGCGTCCAAGAAATCACCTTCAGTCAAAACTGGTACCGCGATAATATGGGGGCGTTTGTTGATGCCTTTGAAAGCGATCTGATGGACATCCCGCGCGATCGGGAACACGACAGTGACTTGCGCGATCTGGAGCGGGTGGACGGCATTATCAAACTGCCCAAAGAAGCCACCGAAAACGACGAAGGCATCGCCCGTCACGGCGACTATGCCATTTCCTTGGCCTTGGCCGATTTTGCTTGCCGCAACGCCAGCCACTTCGCCACCGAAGGCTATATCGCCATTCCCCGTCATGCGCGTGGGAGCGCGGGCGTCCCGCCTGCACTAGACGGGCGGGACGCCCGCGCCCCACATGACGACAGCCTATATGCATCACGCCGCCTATAACCGGAAAACCCCATGCCTATCCTAGACCATCGCGACAACCCCATCCAAGCCCAACGGCTTGCCGAGCCCCAAACCGCGCGCATCACCACCCTGCAGCATCAGTGGCACGACAGCAACACCGCCGCAGGCCTGTCCCCCGTACGTTTGGCGCAACTGTTCGCCTCAGCCGCAGCAGGCAATCTAGCGGATCAGGCGGAGCTGTTTGAAGACATGCTCGA